TTAGCCCTTTCTTTTCAGTGGTTTAAGTTCCTGAGTTGGAACCTGTTCGGAAAGTTGGAACTTTTCTGTTCCCTCTACGGTCCTGCGAAGGTCCGCAGATCTCGAATAGCGAGTCGCCTCACTCTCGGTTTCGTGACCCAGCACCGCCATGCGTTGATCAGCAGACGTTCCGTTCTCTTTGAACATCGCCGCGCGGCCCTTGCGGATGCCGTGTGCCGTCTTGTCTGCATCCAAACCCGCCGCCGATGCCGCCTTTGAAAACCAAGACGAAGCGGCCTTCGATGAGCGCGACTTGCCGTATTCAGTGGTCATGTATGTGAGATGCTGAGGCTCTACAGCCAAACAGGCTTGCAGATCGTCAGTGGCCTCAAACCATGCAGGACCAGCCACAGTAAAGGGGCAGGTTGCGGCGCTCATTGACTTTTGGCGAGTGTAGGTCAGCCAGCCGTCTTTGACGTGCCCACGGGTCAGATTGCAGGCGTCTCCGATTGCTGCGCATGTCCGGTACATCAGTTCAAAGGCAAGACGCTGTTTTGTGCCGATCGGCCAAAAGTCACGAAACGCCGCAAAGTCTGCGCGGGTCCATGGCGTGTGACCGTCTGTCTGTTCTGTTTTGCTCTTGGAAATTTGCCGCGCCACGTTGATTTCGATCATGCCCATTTCGTCCCAAAAGGCACAAAGTGAACGCCAGACCTTTAGGCGATTGTTGCGGGAATGGCCCTCAAAACTCGCCAAGTCTTTTTTGATATTGCGTGCGCTGAGTGCTTCCAAATTTGCAGCGCCGTAGCGATGACGTATATCATCGCACCGGGAACGCCACCGCTCCTTGGTACTGGTCGCCATGCCATGAAACGCCGATGATCCCAGATAGGCAGTGACGCCCGCGCCAAGGCTACCAACTCCAAAGGTCTTTGGCTTGGGGGCAGGGGCATGGCCTGAGATGGTCACATAGGCTTGCAGGAAGGCAGGCGTGTCTTGCGGTGCATCCGGCAGGGCGATGCCCTTTTGCCCTTTTGGTTTGTAGTACCAGCGGGGATTGCCGCTAGGGAAAAAGCCGGATTGAGAAAGATGTTTCAACCTGACCGCTCCTCGAAAATGTCGTCGCATGTGGTATCCGCCTTCATTAGCTTCCCCACCGCTTGGGGGTCTTTGAAGTATACACGCACAAAACCCCCGCCATGCACATCAGCCGCAACAACATCCCGGCCAGCATCAGCAGCGCCGATAAGCGCCGTTGTGAGTAGCTTTGATGTTGTGCGGTGTTTGCTCATCAGGTGTCCGACTTCAAAGAGCGCAGACCATCCAAGAATTTGGGCGGCAGATTTATGAAGGTCCAGACAAGATCCACCACAAGCGAAACGGGAGCGGAGTTCCAATTGAACGCTTCACTGAAAAGTTCATTCAGATCATCACTCATTCGGAAAACGAGGTTCTCCTTAGAGTCGCCAAAGAACACGAGATAGCGCCCGGTATAGCCCACCTTTTTTTCGCCATAGAGATTTTTGCCTGTGAGATACGTGGTTGCGATGTCGGCCATCCAAAGCGCATCTTTCCACTTGATCCCGCTGTTTCGGAAATTCTCAGCCAAATGGATTTTCAGCGCGTCCTCGACCGAATACAGCCAGTGTCCTTTACCGTTTGGATTAGGTTGCCCGTAGCCATCGATCATTCCGCGCTTTCTCCAATCTGCGATTGTAGCGACAGGCTTGCCAGTCTGATCTGACAGTTGCCCAATGCTCAAGTTTCGTTCGATAAATGCAGTGCTCATTTCATACTCCAGAAAAAGATTTCCCGATATTACGAGAAAAGCATTTCCCGATCAAGCCCTAATCACCGCCCGCTCCAGCGCCTCGATCTCGTCAATCAGATCGCCCATCATCTTTTCAGCGACTTAACGGCGTTATTGTCGGTCATGTTGTTTTCCATGGGTCAGGTTTCAGGGGTTTCTGTGCGCTTCATCCTTTCGCGGATCGCGCGTATGATTTCGGAGTTTTGGCTGGACACGTTCGCCGCCGCCTGTTCAGCTATCCAGTCCTTGAGGTCAGGGGGCAGACGCATTTGAAATTGTACATTCGCGGTCATGTGTCACCTATCATATCACTGCAATATATATGACGGTGATATGATTGACGGTCAAGAGAAAATATCACAGTGATATGAAAAGAGGTTTATTCCATGACAAGCACAAAGCCCGGAAGAGATTCAGATCAATTTGCGCTTCGTCTACCCGATGGTATGCGCGATCGAATCAAGGCTTCGGCTGCAAAAGAAGGAAGGTCGATGAACGCCGAGATTGTTCACGCACTTGATTTCTATTTTGCTTTCGACGGCCTTGGTGAAGCCAAAGACAATGATGTTCTGGCGATAGACGGTGACGACTTTATATTCGCTGATACACCTGAGAAGGTTGAACGCGCTGTAAAGCGCCTTTCAAAAACATATGAACGTGACCTACGTAATTCGATGCTTGCAATGCTCCGAGATGAATAGGCCAGCCTCGGCTTTCACCGTGCTGGCCCTGCACCGCACCCGCAAAGAAAGCGAAAAGCGAGCCGTGCCTTGTCGGGGTTTACCCACTCACCGACTGACGGAGTTGCTCTAGGCCACACAGCCAAGGCGCAACCTGCCTATCTCTTAAATCGCAGCATCGCCTTTGCCCCAATCTACCATTTTAAGTGCCTGTTCAGGATCGACGCCCAACTCCTTCGCCTCGCCAAGTGCCTTGATAATGGCCCCAAGCGCCCGCGCCCGTCCGCCCGCATCAAACGCCTGTAGCGGCCTCATCACGTCCAGTTGGACAGGCTGGCCCAGCTTCTCGCTGGCCTCTTGCCCGATCATCGCCGCGACAGGCATGAGCGCCCATTGTGCAAGGTGGCGTTGAGCCTCTCGCACCATTGGCCCCGTGGTGACGGGATTGCTCAGACCGGGGAGAACCCCGAACGCCATTTCGATGCCGGATCTCGCCGCCGCCCATGTCTCTCGCGTCATTGCCTTGGATAGATCCGGCGTCACGTCGCTGGCCTTCCAGTCTTGCGCAGGTGCAGGACCGCCCGCCGCCTGGACGTTGACGCTCTCGCGGATCAGGACGCGCCCGCGTGTACCCCGAAAACCTCGTGCCAAACTTTCCATGTCAGTTTCCGGCGACTCCGGGAACGGCACGATCGACGTGCCAAGCGGTGCGTTTGCGTAGATCTCGCCAAGCGCACTTTCCAGCGTGTGCAGCAGGCCAGCGGTTAGGCGTGCGCGCCGCAATGGTGCAGATCCGACATAGGGCATGGATATTTCGGACCCGACGCGGAAGTGCAGCACCTCCCCGGCAAGTACCGTCATCGATCGCCCGCCGCCCGTGTCAGGGACGCCAACGCGGTAGGCGGTAGGCTTGGAAAAGCGGGTGGTCAGATCCCAATCCGAACAGGGCAACAGGCCATCATCGCGGATCACGAACACAGCCTCGCCACGCAGCGCCAGAGCGCGCGCAGACAGGGCCAAGGTGGAAGGCGACAGCAGGTCGGTGCCGGATACGTCCGCAAGGCTCAGACCGCCCTCCCAGAGGCTCACACAGGCTTGCACGGTGCCAGTGAGTTCCGCCAAGCCGTCGACGCCGCCGATGTATTCAGCCCGCGCCGCCATCACTTGGCTGGTGTACCCGGTGCCGCTCGATCTCGTTTCAATCTCAGGCTCTTTTTTCTTAAACGGCCACATGCTCACGCCCTCCGATAAGTGCGCAGCAGATCCGCCGCGCCTGAATGTTGCATTGCCCGCGCTATCCATGTCGGCGCGCGGTCCAGTGTTTCCTCGATAGGCCCGATCGACACAGACGTGCTGGACGCCCCTGCCGTGCCGGGGTCCGCAGCGAGATATTCAGCCAAGCGCCGGAACGCCTCAGAGACAGGTGCCGGCACATCACCGCCGCCGACTTGCGCCGTGATCCGGTAGGTGCCATCGGCAGGCAGGCAGACGCCAAGCGGACCTTGCAACAGCGTCACAGCTTCCCACGCCTCACCCGTCCACAGATCCGCCACGCTGGACACGACAGGCGTCAGACGCGGGTGGAATTGATCGCCGCCGTTGCCCAGTAGCGTCCAAACGACTTCGCGCTCAGTGAAGCGGTGTGCGATATAATCCTCGATCCTTGCCCAGATCATCGCCGAATCCAGCGCCGCCGCCGCGACAGACAGCGTTGAAGGTACAGCGGGATATTGCGCCGGGATCTCCTCGAATTGCTTTAGAACGTCGATCATCGCGGATACCTCATGCGGCTTGGCAAGAACACGCGCGTCACCGGATCTGGTGACCATTTGCGCGCCTCGATTTGCGTTTCGGGATAGGCCGGACGGGTCACGATCGACAGCTCGTACAAGAGCGCCGCCATCACGGTCCTGATAATCGCATTATGCGCGCCGTTCTCAGGGTCCATGCCTTCATCCTCGATCTTTTCAGGCTCAGGCACAGCTCGTTTCGGGGGCAGTCGAAAGCCGGGGGAGATGCCGATCGCCAGCCCCGCCGCGACCGCCGCAAGAATGTCCTTCACATATGACACCTCTTGCATTTCTTCGGTGATCGTCGCGGTGAAGGTGACGCCCGCGTCATTGTCCGCAATCTCCAGAGTGCCAGAGCGGACCGACGCCAGCGGTTTGCCGTAGTCGTGCCCCGACAGCAGATGGATATCCTTTTTGCCGCCATGCTCCGATGGTGTGTTGATCCGGTAGGCGAACGCCTTGGGTGCAATCACTTCTTTTTTGGGTCGCCCCGTCCTGCCGCCATCGGACAGGACGGCACGTTTGCCGTATGGGAAAGAGCCTTGCAGGGCCAATGCGCCCGACGCTCTCTTGCGGAGTTCAAGCCCGCCGCCTGCAAAGCCCTCCAGCATCTTACTGGATACCCGTCAGAACGCGCGACTGCACAGCCCGACTAATTGTCGTGTCCATCGTGGAAAGCGCCGTCAGACGAAGCCCGCCCGACTGTGCATCGGCATAGGGATCGCGGATCAGATCCACGGCCCCCCAAAGCCCCACGAACACAGGGGCAACCCCGCCCGCCGATGTTGTCAGCAGTGCCATGCTTTCCAGAGGATCGCCTTCGGTGCCGCCGGATGGTAGCGCAGGGGCAGGCAAAGCGTTGTGAGACATGGTAACGCTGCCGATGTACTTCATCAGGCGTTCCCACTCAGTGACAGCCGTGCCCGTGATGTAGCTGCCGTCCATCGTGTCCCAGACTTCGGGTCGGATCAGCAGACGCACAGCCGCCGGACCGTTTGCAGCGTTTTCCGTGATAAACGCCACGACCTCGGAACGGAACGCCGCCCATGTTGCCGCCGCGTCCAGTGCATTTTCTGCAATGCCCCAAGCCGTTGCGCCCGTGAACACGCCCGTAGGCTCGCCAGACGCGCCGGAACCGTTGAAGATTGCCCGGTCCATCTCTTGCGACATAGCCCCGTTCATGTCCCGGCGGATCGCCTGCTCAAGAGCCGCGCCCGATTGTTTGAGCGTCTTGCGGGTGATCCGCATCTGGATTCCCAGAGTGTGATCAGGGGCAAGCGGACGGTCCAACGTGGCGTAAGCGGACGGCCCCGGCACATTGCCCGTTTCCGTTGCCTGCCAGCCCGCCGTGATCGCCGACGTGGTGACGGGTGTTTCCGAGTCGCCGCTGCCGATGTTGATCATCTGGACGCCCATTTGAGCCGCGACAGACGCAGGGAACAGGCGCTCGATCAAGGGACGGGTGGCAATCGGGTTCGGTGTACCGCTGGCAATCGTCTCCCCGGCGCGCGTTTCAAGTGCAGCATAGGGAACAGGGATGCCGCGATAGCCGCCCGCGCTCCGCAGCTCGGTTACGATCTCCGCCGTTTGCCCGTCGAGCGCGCGGCCTTCGTCCAGAGACAAAGCGACTTGGCGCATCTCGAAAGCGCCCATGATCTCGGTCCATTCCTTTTCAGAGCGGGTTTCCAGCACATTGCCAGCGTCCCGGCGTTCTTCGTCCTCGGATACCAGCGCCGCGCGGTACTGCACTTCCTTGGCGCGATACTCAGTATCAAGCTCCGTCATTTTGCGGGTTTCGTCCGCAGACGGTGTTTCGATGTTCGCCAGCTCCGACAGGTTTTGACGGATCTCGGAACGGCGCAATTCCAGCTTTTTAGATGTCAGCATAGTTATTTCCTTTCATGCTCGACAGGAGGTCGCGCCATTGTTGACGCTTCGGGGAAAGCGGGGTGTGACCCACTTCCAATCTCGTTTTGCGCGCATGACAGCGCCCGCAGAGAATTTGTAAATTTGACAGGGTGTAGGAAAGTTCGGGGTGCGTTTTGACGGGTAGAATGTGGTCACATTCCAGCCGCCGCAGCTCGCCACACTGGACGCATTGCCAGCCGTCACGATCCAAGGCTTGCATCCTCAGAGCCTTCCATCGCGGCCCGCGTGTTACCTTCGCAGAGTGCCGTTTGTACTCGTCGCGCCTGCTCATATCTGGACCCGCAATTCATAGCAGATCACCACGCCATCCGGCCCCAGAGTGCCAACGCGGTTGATCAGATAGGCAACCCCGCCGATCACCAGCTTGTCAGCAGTGGAAGGGACAACGCCCTCAGTGATAAACACCCGCAGCGCACTATCCGAGATAAGAGCGTTTGCCCGCTCCTCGACAGTGTAATCAGTGACCGCGACAGTGACCGGATAGTCCACTGCCGGACCCGCAGGCGGATCGTCGGGGTCGGTACGTGGTGCAGGCTGTTTGCGCAGAATTGCATCCTGTCCAAAACGCTCGATCAGCCGGGTTGCCGTTTCGGTCATCCCCATGCAATGCGCCCTCCCTTATGTGATGGTCTGCCCATGATCCGCGCGCCCTCAGCCACAGCGATTACCGTTGCCGATGCCGCATCGATCCGGCCCGTGGATCTCGCTTTTGCCAATTTCAGATTGTTTGCCGGATCTCGTAGGGTCACAGCGTCCGCAAACGCAGACCGCAACAGCAGGGACGCGGTGGTGAGAACCTTCCCGTCGAAAGCCGCGCGCCGGAACCGCTCGCAATCCTCGTTCCCGTCCTTGAAGCCAAAGCCACGCCAGACCACAGCCGCGCGGATGCCCGCCCGCTCGATCGCCTCGCCAAGTTCGGATTGTTTGTATCGGTCAGCGACCAACGCCGCGACGGGTTCGCCCTCGATATGCTTCATCACCTCGATCAGCCACGGCGCAATCGGCACGGTCTGGTCGCCAAGGGTGGAAAGTTCGCCCCGGTCCTTCATCTCGACATAGCGGCCTTGAACGCCATCGTTTGCGCCACGGTCCGCAAGGTTCGGTTTACTTGGGAAGGTGCCCAGAGCTTCTAGTCGCCCCGTCTCAGGCCAGTAGAACGCCGCCGCCGTCATAGATGCAGATCCGCCCAGGTCGATGCCGATCACGCATTGCCCCTGCCGTGCCGGAACCTCCGACACCTCGCAGGCCAGCCACTCATCGACGGTCAGCAGCACATCGCGGGTTTCGCCGCTCACGCGCTCATTGCGATTGTACAAGCGGAACGTGGTCAGCGTAGAGCCGCCGCGCGCAATCGCCCGCCGTGCCTGCCCTTGCAACCATTCCAGAGAAGATCCGATGCCAGCCGCCGCGCCGGGGTTCGCCTCTTTCAAACTGTCCAGATCATCCGCAGGCAAGCCCGGTGCAGGGCGATGTTCTTGCCGATAGATGCCGGGTGCGTCCTCGTCGAGCCACACAGAAAAGGGGTGCGCATCATCCGCAGCAGATGTTGAGATGATCAGCGCCCGCCCGCCACGTTTGCCCATGCCGGACAGCAGCGCATGCTCCAGAGCGTCACCTTGATCAGCGGCCCAATGCCCGCGCTCGTCCATGAGGATCAGCGTAGGGGCAGATCCCAGCGCGCTCTTGCCGTCCGCAGCAATGGCCCGGATGAAATGCCCGCCGCCGTCGCCTTCATATTCGATCTCTAAACGCGGGGAACGCCGGACGGTGAACAGCTTTTGTTCGTCCTCCGACAGCGACCGCATGAAGCCCACCACGAAGTCGAACGCAATTCGCGCTTGGTCACGGGTACGCGCCGCAATCAGGATTTCGCGCCGGGGCTGTTCATCCCACTTGCCCATGACGGAACCCAAGGCGATGCCAGCAGACAGCGCCGTCTTAGCGTTGCCCCTGCCGATCGACAGAACCGCGACGTTCACCCCATCAGCCAGAGCGCCCCGCACGAATTGCTTTTGAAACGATGCCAGCCGGATCAGTTCGCCAGCCTTCGGACCTTCGGGAATTGCCAGCTTCTCTAGGAAGTTGATCGCCTTCGTGGATGCCTTCATGTCATCACCCGCTTGCGCTGGTACGACACCTGCTTCAATCTAAACGCAATCAAAAATATCTTAAGGCCAAATGAATGCAAAGATTTACTACCGCAAAACTTATGCTTGCACTTGTTATCACGGTTGGTTGGGTCGTTATTGCGATTGCCGCAATTGCTTTCGTCCTTCCCATATTTCCGCAGGTTTTCTGGGTAAAAATCATCGGGCTCGTTGCAGCTTGTTTTTCCGGCTTCATGCTCATCGCAATTGGTCAAATGGGGCTTGCTCAAATTGCCACAGCCGAGAATACGCGACGAATGGTAGAGCTTCTCGAAGCTTCTCAGAAAGGGGTTGGTAAGCAGTCTCACCCAAACGAGAGCAAAGGACCGAGGGTAGAACCTGTAATTGGCAGAATTAAATGAACATCTGATCTGCACGATCTCGCACAGCGCGAACGCATAACCCCCAACCGCGACCCCCCCCACGGAAGAAAAAGGGGGCATTGGGACCAGTTTAAGATACAGGTTCAGTGCGCTAGCTCCATCTATGGGATGTTGATCAGTCATCACGACGATCTCCTTAACTCTATCACATGTTATACTATAACACAATCAATTCTAGGCACAGTCCGCCCCCGCTACTGTCCCCCGCTACACAAAGGAGTATTCCCTTGCTCGATGCGACAGTCCTACCTTCCTAGATCGTATCCACGCGATGCCCGGTATCGGTGGCCAGCCGCTGTCCCGCTGGGTATGCTCCAGCCCCGCCCTTTGCAGTCTTGCTCCGGTCGGTCCCCGCACTGAGGCGGTGGGTTCTGTGTCGCGCTTCTGAGCGGCCTAGTAGGCACTGGTTCCGCTCGGAGTGGGGTAGTTCCCGATCTATATCCCCGCCGATATTGCTCGACGGTCAAAAGCTAGAGCGTGACCCGCGTCCTGTGATATGCCCCTAAGGTATGCTCACTATGAACGCGGGCCGATGCTTCACCCGTGACGCCACAGCCGCTCTACAGCAGCGCCACGGGTGATCAGCTTTCAATCGGGTTGAAGTCCTCCGCATCGTCGCTGGCATGGGTGAACAGGTCAGAGACCAGCCCGCGCATCACAGACAGTTGTTTCAGGGATGGTTTCCAATTCTTGCGTCGCGCCTGTTTGGTGACAGACTGTGCAAAGCCCTTGGCCCATGTGTTCTCCGCCATCTGAGCAACCACAGGCATGTGGTGCAGCAGACGTTCGATCTCAGCAGGCGTTGCCGCGCGCTCGATTGGCTGGCGATTGTGGAAGGTCATACGCCGTCCCCCTTCATTGGGGCAGGCAATAGGCCGCTAATCATCAGGCGGTCATTCTCCTCAGCAGATTGATCGTCTGCCAACTGGTCATAGTCAAAATGCTCTTGAATGGCCTTTCTCAGGATGGTGGCAATCTGGTCAGGGGCCAGTGCCTCTAGTTGGCAGGTACCGCCGATCCAGTTCTTTGACCGGGTATCGCTGGCCTTGGCGGGAGACGTTGGCAGGTCATATTCCTGCACTTGCGCACCTGTAAGTGTCAGCCGTTCAAACTCTACCGATACAAACCCATTAGGCCTGTCCGCCATCACGAAGGCTTCTACATCCTGTGCAACGGCGTCAAAGATGGATTCGCCGCTTGGGTCATAGTCGCCAAGGTGCAGGATGATTGCGCGCTTTCCTATTGCGCAGATACGATCCGCCAGCCGTTTTTTAGACGTGAGGCTATCAAAGCCGCCCGAAGAATATACAGGCACGGAATAAGGCTCAGCGACACGATAGAGTTGAGGCAACATACCCGCCGCCTCGCACCACACCTCTATGTGTATGTCCTGCCCCGCCAGCTTGTTCCGGGTGTATGTTTCGCCAAGTTCCCGCACGTGGCGCAGGAAGTCGTCGTGGTCGTCGAAATGCTCCATCGAATAGCTCGTGACGCCATCATCACGGATCGAATTGAAGGAGATTGCCTTACCGCGCCGCGCGTTGGCGAGATGGTGACAAAGACGCCCGTAAGCCGCCTCTGTCTTGTCATAGCCGTGCGCGCCTACCATGCGGTAGAAAATTTGACGGCAGGTCAGTGGCCAGTAAATGCGGTATTCATCAAGCACAGCTTGCGCTTGATCCAGCAGTACCTGTGTCTTTTTGCTTGGGCGGTAGTTCTCGATATAGCCGCGATTGCGCTTTTTACGGCAGGCCTGAAAAACAGCGTTCATACTAGCACCTCGCCGTCCAGAACGCCGAACACCGCCGCCGATGCCGTACGATATGCGGTATCATCGTCGAGCGTGACCAGCGCCGCCATCGCCAGCGCCTGCCGTTCGCCCGTGGTCAGTCTCGCCTTGAGCACAAGGACGAAGCCCTCCCATGCGTCAGGGGTTGCCATGGTCAGGACGTAGCCCAGCGACTTAGACGCGCGCTTATGGCGGTCCTTGGCATACAAAGACAT